GGATAGCGGTCCAATTGGGATTTCAGTACTTCGTATGTGGCACGTGTGTCGCTCATGGGTTTGTTTATCTTGATATGGATGTAAATGAATGTAAACGCGAAATATTAATCTCCTTTTATGGATGGAGTGAAGATGATATTCATAGTGATGAATTTTCAGGCTTGCTGGCAGAGGCAGTCTTTGAAATGTCTGCGCCTGAATATGACACTAACGATGTATATGACTCTTTTGAAACGGCGGCAAAGGCGTTGGGCGAACTCATTGGTGTAGATATAGAAAAGTGAGGAGTAACAAAAATGGGAAAAGTATTAAGTTTTAGTAACGCAAAGGAAATGAACGGGGTAGTGAAAGTATATAGTGTATACGGTCTTATTGGCGAGTATCAGCGTATGCATCCTAACGGGCACTTTTTTGACAGAGATACACTCAAATTCTTTGGGGAAACGGTAAGCTCCATGCGGCTGTTGAAGGGAACTGTGAAAGTGACAGATAGTATGGGCGAAGAACATACTTGTTATGTTCTCAGCAGCTTGCAAAAGAAACACCCAATGGGGCCGCGCCGTGCGTACCATCATTTTGATGTGGAAACACTGGAACATGTTGTGAAGTAAGGAGGGGGTAAAATGGATGCAAACCGTAAAGTGTACGCACGCCAAGTGCCGTGGGAGTGGCAGAAAAGCCCGTGGGATGACGAACAGCTCAAGATAGACAAGGCCGCACTGTACGGCAACAGGTCATACGGAAGATACGTTTTTGATGAATTCGAGCAGGTGGTAAAAGCGCTTGAGGAGATGGATTGGGGCGATGTTGGTGATGACCGCCCATACAGCACCGAACAGGAAATGCTTTTGGATTATGTGCCGCCTGTAGGCAGGGATTCCTACACCGATGAGGAGATCAAGACGTGGAAGTTCGCATCTCAGATGTATAACCCAAACTATGGCCGCAATGAACAGTGGGGAATCTGTATGGGCCTGACATTGATGCTGGGCAAGGAATATGACTATAAAACCCTGCGCGGCTCATGCCAAAGCGATTGGATTTACTTCATCTATCCGACCGACCTGTACGATGACGAAGCGGTTCGCCGCCTCGAAACGGAGTTCTTCAATACCGGCGAGGAATGGATAGTGCATGACGAGGATACTGTACCGGAGTGCGCCGAGGATGTGCAGGGATATAGCTTCTACGTTTATGACGAAGCTCGCAAGGAAATAGCGGAGGCCGAGGGCGTTGACCCGAAGGACGTGGTGCTATGGGAATACGATGGGATGCGGCAGGTGCCGAAATATAGAGCGATTTAAGGAGGAATAGGCAATGAATTATGAAATTCGCTCGTATAGTGCTTACGATAATTGGACAGTGACGACAAATTCAAAAAATGTTTCTGATATTATGAGCAAAATGGTAGAACGTGCTGGTCGAATATGTGAACGGTATGCCAGTGACATATTTTACAGCTTGTATGATTATGACAATGCCGTACAAACGGCAGAAAAATATGATAAGGTGCTGTGTTTTCGTGAAAACGGTGTAAACACTTGGGGTGTTCGTGACGATATGATACACAACACATATATTTCTTCAGACTTCACTCAATATTGGCGATTGAGATGGAATCCGAATACGGAGTACGGGTCTTTTATCAGAGTAGCCTTGCGTCCAATCAAGGAGGAATAGGAAATGAATACAGATACATCAACTGCGAGGTTGATTGAAGCTGTCATCGACTACTGTGCGGGAGTATGGAACGATAGTGAAATTATAGATGTGCTAACAAACACTTTTGGTATGGACAAAAACGATTTTATCGACGCCGGTTATGAAAATTTCATCCAACAGTATTGGGAGGATTAAGCGCCAATGGACAGATATGACAACAACACTACACGGTTTATAAAGGCGATGGACAGATATATTCTCGAACACGCCAAGAAGCTCATCACTGATTTTTGTCTGAAAGAATATAACTGCGAGGGTGATTTCAGTAATTTGGCACACATCAGTATTGCTTACACCTACACTTCTGACGAAGAAATCCCTATTCAGATTGTCGTTGACCTCGTGCATTACGAAATGAAATGCTATTTAAGCGGCGAACTGTTTCGGACGCGGACATACGATTCGCTTGGCGATTTGGCGGCTGCCGAATTGGAATACTTGAATTTTGATGAGTTGGTGTCGTTGACACACTGGGAGGAGGATCAAATTATGGATTATTATAGTGAAGTTGCATTAACGCTTAAAAAAGCGGACGCTTTGGAATTGATAAGGAAAGCAAAAGAGGATAAAAGCAATGCACAATCATGGATAGCGGCAGCGGATAGTATTATTGACCAAGATAAATATGTTACCTTTTATTGGAATCAGGTAACGTGGTATGCCGCATGTTCTTCGGTGCAGTTCATCACAGACTTTTATCGTGGCTTAGACGAGTATAGTTTTAAGCGTGTTGGTGAAGATTGTGGGGACGTCGAAATTGATTGGCATGGCGACTACAGTGATATAAATGAGTTGTCAGACGTGTGTCAGTGTATTGAAATCGCCCCATGCGGCAAACCGTTATACGTGCCTGACATTAAGGAGAAGTAGTAAATGACAGCGTATGATACGCGAGCTTTGGCCGGGTGAATATTAAAACAGAAAGGAACCGAACTATGTTTGAAAATTATCTTTGTATCAATGGTAAGAAAGTGGAATTGACTGACGAGCAGATGCGGCAACTTGGCATAACGCCTGTTGAAAGTGAAATAGCAAAGATGTCCCGCATTTCTAAAGCAGGAGAAGCGGCAGATTACTATAATGTACACGACACCATTGTAGTAGATGGTATTACCTTTGAGATTGTGGGAATTGGGCATGATATAGACGCTGCGACTGGACGCCGTAACACTATTACATTGAGGCAGGTAAACCACCTAAAAAAGAGTACCATAAATCCCACTTCTTGCCCTAATGGATTTGCCACCTCGGACCTGGACAAATCTCTTGTAGAATCGCCTCAAAGTTGGGTTCCTGAATCAGTATTGCCTTATGTGCGTACAGTGTTGAAAGAATATGTAACATATGATGGTAGTATTAAAGTTATGTATCGCAAGCTGTGGGTGTTTTCTGAAAGTGAAATGTTCGGTAGTGCCATTTATGCGCCTGCCGAAGACGGTAAGCGGTATAAGGCATTTGCAACGAGCAATTATAGAATTACTTTTGGCGAGAAGGGCTCCGCTTGTTCGGCTTGGTTGCGTTCCGCGTATTTCGGTGACTCCCGCTTCTTTTGTGTGGTCGACACTTCTGGATTCGCGAGCTATAGCTATGCCTTGGACTCGTATGGCGTGGCGCTGGGTTTCTGTGTTTGATATCTAATCGCTAATTCCCCGCCCATAAAGGGCAAATATTAAAGCGACAGGAGGAACGAAATGTATTTAATGAGTACAGATACTTATGTTTGTGACATATGTGGGTTTGAAGGTAAATTTGATACGGACAACGACATACATGGAGAATTGTGGGGGTGCGAACGATGTGGTGATACGTTTTGCTCAAAGTGCTTCATTGATAGAATGGGGGAGGAAGATTATTGGAAGATGATGCGTGATAGCGACTTAATTATGTGTCCGATATGCTATGCGAAGGAGAAAAAGAATGTATCGAGTAATACAAGACCTGACCCGCGATGAGCTGGATGAGCTGAAACTGAGTTATCTGATGGTGTTGGAGAATGATACTGAGTACCCTGTGCTTTTGCCAGACCCAGATGACATCCCTGATGAAGCACTGTTTGAGTATTATGACGGTATGATGTTTTCGGAAGATGATTTCTTTTGTAACCTTGAGAAGGAGGAAATGGAATGACACAGTACGATACACGCAAGGAAGCGGAAGAAGCCTGTCGCGGCGATGAAACCATTGTCAGGGTTTGCGGCGGCTGGCTGGTGATGACATGGCAGGAGCTGCACATGTGGGAGCTACAGAAATAAGCAATTCTTATATAGGCTCCAAATACACGTTATGAGCAATTCTATATCTTACACGACCAATCTGCCTACAAAATAATAAAAACGCCGCAGAGGGGCTATTTGGGACTCTGGTGACATCTGAGGAGGTATAACTATGTATTTTGAATTTTATCCTAAACGACTAATTGCATGGATTATCGTAATCGTGATACTGACGTTCTTATCGAATTGAGGAGGAAGAAGCGATGTTCCATTTAATGGCATACAACAAAGATCAAGACCGTTACGATGAGTGGGCGTCTGGTACATTTCAGACCGTGAAAGCAGAGGCAATATTATGTCAAAGCTTGTTGCGTAGTGATGCTTTGAGAGATACAGATGGTGAACCATACGACTGGCTGGAAATATGGGACGATGAGGATGATTGTGGACAGGAGGATGTGATAGTCTTCCCAGGTGCATTGTTTTATAGAGGAACCTATTATGACAATTTTGACGAAATAACAATAGGGGGTGACAATGTGGATAATACACAAATTAGGGTGGCAACAAGTCAGGGCACGCTAATTGCGAAGCTTTGTGATGACCCGAACTATCCCGGTATCTGGCTTGAAATTGATAGGCCGGAGTTCGGCAACAGTATGGCGGTGGCAAAGCTTGAAGTGTACGAAGACAGTGGCCGGGTGATGCTGGATGTGTACAGCGACGCTTTGCAGGATGAAGTAACAGAGCAGATACCGATTGAGAATCTTGATGCTTGGGAGGAAGGAAATGAATGAACCGTGTACGACTTATCGATGGCATAGTTGAATGGTGCCAAAGCTATGAGTGGCCTGACTGGCGCATAACAGAGACATTGATTGATGTGCTGGAATTTGATCCCAAGGATATCGAAAAGGCTGGCTATGGTTATCTGATTGAAGAATACTTCGCGGAGGAGGAAGAATAATGGGATATTACAGTGACGTGGCGCTGACATTGCGCAAGGAAAATGCAGTCGAACTGGTTAGAAAAGCGAAAGTAGAATGTGAGAGCGCATACAGGACTCTATCGGCGGCAAAGATAGTTGACCACGATGAGTATGTGTCATTCCTTTGGTATAGTATCAAGTGGTACCACTTTGACGATGTGGTATTTATAACCAATTTCTGCCACGAGTGCGATGATTACTCACTTAAACGCATAGGTGAGGAATACAGCGATATAGATGAGGAAATGGGCGGTGAGGATTACGACATGGCAGATTGTTGTATGATAGTGCGCGACTTTGAAATAGGCTCCAGTAAAGGTGAGCTTACTATTGGCAAGTTGGCGCGGGAGGAACACTAAATGACCGACAGCGAATACATATCCGCCTTAAAGCTGCTCATAGATTCCGCCATAAGCGTCGGCAGGGACTGGCTCTGGAATGACAGCGACATCATGGATACGCTGACGGATGAAAACGGGTTCGGGCTGACATACGATGACTTTGTTATGGCGGGGTTCAAGGAGATGGCAGATGAATATTTTCATTGATACAGAGGCGATGCGGTTTGTGACCGAAAAGGAACTGCGGCAGGAGTTTGAACAGCTCAAGCGGGAGCAGCCGGAAGAATATGCGTACACATTTGAGCAGTACATACAGAACTGCACAAGCAAGAATGGCACATTGGAGGAGACATGAAGGAATATATATTTGAGATACACTACTGTAACTGTAGTATAAAGAAAGACGATATTGTCCGGATAGCAACACCAGATAGCGTTAGCGAAGATAAGACCGTTGAGGCATTCAGAACGGCCATGCGTAGGGTTCAGGAAGAATACGAAGCATGGATTCAAAGTGAGGATGATTCTCATGACATATATGATGTAGACACGCTTATCGATAGGTACTTGGATGAAGCTGTTCGGGAAATAGATGGTGTATGGGATGGTAGGAAGCACATTGATGGGTTTTATGCCATAGGCGATTAAGGAGGGCATATGAAACTGTACGTCAGCTCTGCCACGGGCAGTATATATGACGAGAACACCCTGCGCGAAAGCTTCTTTATGATGCGTAATGCCGCGCCACGGGAATATGATTACAGTTCCGATGAGTATATCCGCAGGAGGGTAGAGGACAAGCAGGAACTATACGAACTAACGCCTGAGCAGATGATGAGCATAATGGTGTCGCTGCTGGCGGCAAACAAGCGAGAACAAGCAAGAGAATTAGCGGTAGCATGGAGGGCATAAATGAAATACCATATGGATACTCACTCGCTCATAAGCGTGGCAAATTATCTTGGTTTTCTTGAAGGTACTGGCCGCATGGAGATAGATGAGGAAGACCAACTGTACGGCATAATGGAGCAAATTGACGAGGATGTCATTAAAGCATGTGAATCTACTTTGGATTCGGGATTCGACTTTTGGGCTGAGGTAGACCACTCATTAAGACGGCAAGGGGTGTTAAAGAATGCCAAGTAACTTACTACAATTCAAACCGCGAGTGGTGGAAACGCCGTACATACTCATCTGCACCAAGTGCGGGGAGGAAAACGAAGGCACGGCGAATTTCTGCTCACATTGCGGCAAAGCGTTAAGGCCGCAGTTGCGCAACACCAAGCAACAGTACGCGCCGCTGACTA